GATGCAATCTTATCTATAGTGTTTTTATTTATTGTAATTTTCATTTCGTTTTCCTCTCTATATTAGTATATTATTATATTGTTGTGTGGTTGCTTGTTGCCCTGTCCACATTTCAAAATAATACAGATATAACTACCTGTTGTCAAATATTTTGTTAATTATTTTTATATGGCTCTAATCGCTCGAAATTTGCCCATTTTTGGACGATTGTTGTTTACCCTAGTCTTAATATGTCTTTTCAATAAGTGCAGGTTCGATACACTTTTGTAGTATTCCTGATACAGTTGTTGTATTTATGATACATATAAGTAAACCATAATATAAGTATATCGTAATATAGCTAAATATTAATAATCGCTCCCTCTTTCTCCCGCAATATTAACACTCGATAATATAAGACAATCCTAATATTAGAATTTTCTTATGTATCCCAGGACTCTGGAGCTCTATATTAGAATATCATAATATAATAATACAGCTGTATCGCTATATAATAATATTCTTAAGTACCCCTGGGAGGGACCCAAAGCTCGCTAATAAAATTAAATTTAGAATCACTTACAGATGAGAGGAGATTTTGGGATTATTAGGTAAAAATTAACTAATTCTGTGGCTAGAAACTAAGGACTACTTATAAAAAATAACTATATTTAGTAATAAGAAGAAGAAAAGAATCATTAGAGGGGCGGACTCGTGTTGAATTTATGAGAATATGTGGGAAAAATACTACAGTTTTAACTTTATTTACCACAGACTATTGACTTTTTACTAAAAATATGGTATAATAATAGGTATAAACTTTAGTTTAACTAAGAGCCTCACCTAAAGACAACTCTTAAAGTTATAACCGCTACAGCTACCACATTAAGTCTAAATCCTTAGGTGTCTACCTAGGTTAAACCTAAGTTATAACCTAAGATTAAACTAAGGATAGATTTTTATGAGACCTGATGACAAACGAAGATTAAATAAAGGTAACCCAGCACTAAAGAAAGGGGTTGTCTTAAACCCTAAAGGTAGACCTAAGGGTAGTCTAAACAAATATACTGAACTGAGTAGAGAGTTGATGTCTACTAAAGGTCCAGAGATAGTTCAGAAAGTGATAGACTTAGCGTTAGAAGGAGATAGGACCTGTCTTAAGATGTGTATGGACAGAATCCTCCCTACAACTAAAGCAGTAGAATTAAAGTCTGGTAACGATAAAGGCAATGTCATCATCAATATAGGTGGTCTAGAAGATAAAGTCGTAGAAGCCAGACAAGAGAAAGAATTAGAGTATGAAGAAGGTGTCATAATCGAAGATTCTCAGATAGAAGAGAAGGTGGTAAAGATTGGCACAGAATCTTGATGTTAAATTACATCCTGCTCAGTTAGAGATATTCAACTCCGCAGCTCGTTTTAAAGTAGTAGCAGCGGGGCGAAGATTCGGTAAATCTAGACTGGCGGCTTGGTTACTCGTAATTAAAGCATTACAATCTCCCTCTAAGGATGTCTGGTACATAGGACCAACATTCCAACAATCTAAAGAGATTATGTGGGGGATGTTAAAAGAATTACTACAAGGGACTGACTTAATCGAATCTACCCACGAGAATACAGCTACAATTACTCTGACCAATGGAAGAAAGATTAGTCTTAAAGGTTCCGATAGACCTGATACCCTTCGAGGAGTTGGTCTTTACTTTGTGGTACTGGATGAATATGCTAGTATGAAACCAGAGGTGTGGGAAAAGATTATTAGACCCACACTAGCTGATGTTAAAGGTGAGGCACTATTTATAGGTACACCTGAAGGTAAGAATCATTTCTATCGTATATGGGAAGAGGCTGGAAAAGAGGAGAATGAGGACTGGGAACAATTCCAATATAACTCCACAGATAATCCTTTAATCGACCCAGAAGAGATTAAATTTGCTAGAGAGACTATGTCTACCCAGGCATTCAGACAAGAGTTCGAGGCAAGTTTCGTATCATTCACTGGAGGTATATTCCAGAATGATTGGATTAAGTTTAGTGAAGAAGAACCTGAAGAAGGTAACTATGTTATTGCAGTTGACCCAGCAGGTTTTGAGAATGTGGAGAAAGAGCGTGGTTCAAAAGGTTCTGCTTTGGATGAAACAGCGATTGCAATCGTTAAAATTGATAGAGATGAGTGGTGGGTTAAAGACATACTTCACGGCAGATGGAATATTAAAGAGACTGCAAACAAAATTCTCACAGCTGCAATCCAAAATGAAGCGACTACTGTCGGAATTGAAGCAGGGTCGTTAAAGAATGCGATAATGCCCTACCTCGAAGATAAGATGAGGGTAGAAGGTAGATGGGTAGTAATTACAGATGTAACACACGGTGGTAAGAAGAAGGCAGACAGAATTACTTGGGCGTTACAAGGTCGTCTAGAACACGGCAAAATAAAGTTTAATAAGGGAGAATGGAACAGAGACTTTGAAGTTCAACTCCTAGAATTTCCTACAAAAGGCACACACGATGATATGGTGGATGCCTTAGCATATATAGACCAAGTAAGTGTGGCAGATTTTATGCACACTATTGAGTTAGAAGATGAGTGGGAACCATATGACGAAGTTGCGGGGTATTAATGGCAGAATACAATTCAGAAAGTAATTATCAAGCTCTAGTATCTTGGTTGATGCCTAGATTAGATGATTGGAAGGACCATAGAGATAATAACTATCTCAGTCAATGGGACGAATATTATCGTCTATGGCGTGGTCAATGGACTATAGAGGACCAAATCAGAGCAGGAGAGAAATCTAGAATTATTACACCTGCATTACAACAAGCGGTAGAAGCTAGTGTAGCAGAACTTGAAGAGGCAACTTTCGGTAGAGGTAAGTGGTTCGACATACAAGATGATATGTTGGATAAAGACAAGAGAGATGTCGAATTCCTAAGAAATTTATTACAGGAAGACTTAGAAGAGGCAGGAGTAAAAGATGCTATCTGTGAGACTTTCCTAAATAGTGCTATATATGGTACAGGAATAGCTAAAATTATCATCGAAGAGAAGATTGTAACTAGTCCTATCGAAGTTCCTGTAGAAGGAACCTTAACTACTAAGAGAGAGATAGCAGAAGAAATTAAGGTAGAAGTAAGAATAGAAGCTATTTCACCTAAAGAATTCATCATCGACCCAGCAGCTAATACAATTAATGAGGCACTAGGAGTCGCACACGAGGTATATAAACCTAGATATGTCTTAAATGATGGTATTGCCTCAGGTGTCTATAGAAATGTAGTTATAGAAGGAAATACTAATCGCATAGATATGGGATATGACCCAGAATATGTAGATGTAGATGCTTCCGATGAAATTAAACTTACTGAATATTGGGGTAAAGTACCTAAAACTTTCCTCAACGCTAAAAAAGATGACGATGACTTCGATTATAACGAAGATGAGTTAGTTGAGGCAGTAGTTACTATCGCAAATGATATGTATGTGCTCCGTGCTGAGGAGAATCCGTTTATGATGGTAGACAGACCATTCATAGCGTATCAGCACGATATAGTACCTAATAAATTCTGGGGTCGTGGTGTCTGTGAAAAAGGATATAATCCACAGAAAGCATTAGATGCTGAGATGAGAGCTAGAATTGACTCCCTCGCACTAACTACTACACCTATGGTAGCTGCAGATGCTACTAGATTACCTAGAGGAATTAAATTAGAAGTTAGACCTGGTAAAACAGTGCTTACTAATGGTGACCCTAGAAATGCAATTATGCCTCTAAATTTAGGTTCTACTGACCCTAATACAATGAATCAGATTAATTTACTACAATCTATGATTCAGATGGGTACTGGAGCTGCAGATGTATCTAATGTACCAGACAGAGCAACTTCTGCTGGTATGTCTATGATGCAGTCAGCTTCTATTAAGAGACAGAAACGCACATTAATGAATTTTCAGAACACTTTCTTAATCCCAATGATTAATAAGGCGTTATGGAGAAAGATACAATTCGATGTGGATAGATATCCAGTAGTCGATTATAAGTTCGTTCCTT